GGTTGTATTAGAGATGCAGTAGAATATAATGCAAATATAGTAGTTAAGTCAACTATACCTGTAGGCTTTATTGATAGGATGCAAGAGAAATATGGTAGTAATATAATATTCTCTCCAGAGTTTTTAAGAGAAGGTACCGCGTTAAGAGACTGTCTAAGACCAGAAAGAATAGTAGTAGGTGATATAGGAGATATCGGAGAATCATTTGCTGAACTTATTAATGAATGTATTATACAAAACTTTCCAATGCCGCCTGTTAATCTATGTGGTACAAGAGAGGCTGAATCAATTAAACTCTTTGCAAATAGCTATCTAGCAATGAGAGTTGCATTCTTTAATGAATTAGATATGTATGCAGAAGCAACTAACATGAATGCTTATTCTATTATAGAAGGAGTTACAGGGGATTCACGTATCGGTAGAGGTTATAGTAATCCATCATTTGGTTATGGCGGCTACTGTTTTCCTAAAGATACAAAACAATTACTAGCCAATTTTAGAGAGCATCACATACCTAACAAGATTATTCAAAGTATTGTATATGCGAATGAGAACAGAAAAGATTGGATTTCATCAATGATAAGACAAAGAGATAATGTATCAATCGTTGGAATCTATAGACTCGCCATGAAATCTGGTTCAGATAACTATAGGTGTTCAGCAGTACAAGGTATCATTGATAGACTTACCAAGGCTGGAGTAAAGGTTATTATACATGAGCCCATGATTGAAGATACTAAATTTTTAGGTTGTATTATAGAAAATGATATAGATAAGTTCAACGAGCTATCAGATGTAATTGTTACAAATAGAATGTCTGATGATATCATTGAATCTAAAATCTATACGCGAGATATTTACAATAATAATTAACAAAACACTTTACTTTTATGTGGAAGTGTAGTATAATATACATATTAAACAAGAGAACACTATGAGCAAAATACTAGTAACCGGCGGAGAAGGATTTATTGGTTCTAATCTAATTAAGAGATTACTTACCGATGGCCATCAAGTAGTATCAATAGATAATGGACATTCAAGTAAACATTCTAACCGACACGAAGGCTGTTGGTATCTTTACGGAACACCAATGGATTTATTTGGTGCTCTCCAACATCAAGAAAAAACCTTTGATTACATATTCCATTTCGGAGAATATGCAAGAGTAGAGCAATCATTTAATGATTTTGATAAAGTCATTGATTATAATCTAAGACACTTCCCAGAACTTCTAAAGTTTGCAAAACATCAAGATGCCAAAGTAATCTACTCTGGTTCATCTACTAAGTTTGCAAATAATACATCAGCCGCTAGTCCCTATGCATATACCAAAGCACAAAATACTGAATTACTAAAGAACTATTCAGACTGGTTTGGCTTAGATTATAGTATAGTTTATTTCTATAATGTATATGGAGATAACGAAATCAATGAAGGCCAATATGCAACAGTAGTTGGTAAGTTTATTAAAATGGTACAAGATGGAGCAACAACTTTACCAGTAACATCACCAGGTAATCAAGTAAGAAACTTTACACACGTTGATGATATTGTAGAGGGTATCTTACTTGCTGCATTTAAAGGAAGTGGGGATAACTATGGTATTGGTTCACCTGAACAACATTCAATATTAAATTTAGTTTCCTATCTTAATGTAGAACCAGAAATGCTACCAGAGAAAGCAGGTAATAGATTAAATGGCGAACTTAAAACTGCAAAGATAATTGATTTAGGGTGGGAATGTAAAAATTCCCTAAAAGACTATTTAGAAAATATAATAAATGGTCGTCACAATTGGTATGGAGAAACAAATGAATAACCCAGATTACGGAAAAATATCACTATGGATTGCTGCAATAGTATGTGCAATATTATTAACACCACATATCTTAGCATCAGATGAAAATGGAAATAGATATTGTCTAGCTCAAAACATATACTTTGAATCAGCCAATCAACCATTTGCTGGTAGAGTGGCAGTGGCTAATGTAGTTATGAATAGAGCAAATGATGTACAATTTCCTACTGAAATATGTGATGTAGTATATCAAGCTAAACTAAAAGAAAATTGGAAAGGCAATGTGGTTCCTATTAGAAACCAATGTCAATTCAGTTGGTACTGCGATGGTAAATCAGACATACCTACAGATTCAACAACATGGATGGAATCATTATATATCGCAGAATTAGTACTATCAGGCCAATATCCTGATATAACAAATGGGTCCCTTTGGTATCACGCAGACTTTGTGACACCATATTGGGCTCCATATTTAACTAAGGTTGTCACTATTGACAATCACATTTTTTATAAATAGGATTATATTATGCAAAAGAAAGAATATCAAGACCATTACGAATCAATATGTGAAGTAAAATGTACCGATAATGGTAGAACAATGGAAGTGGATGTATCACATTTTAAACCAAAAGATTTATGTAAGATATTGGTGGAGGGAAAAATTGAAGTCTATCTTAGATATAATTCAAAACACGATGAATATGTCGGCTCTAAAGCTGGTATGGAATTTATAACCAAAGGCCCAGAATATATGGGTTCATTTAAATATTAGGAGATATAATGATTAAAATGATTGGCCGTAATGTATTAGTTACGGAAACCGAAAAGGAAAATACTACATCAGGTGGTATTATATTAACAGAAGCAATTACCAAGGGTAGTAAACCTGGCTTAGTTTTGGCAGTAGGCCCTCATGTTACAGATGTCGCAAAGGGAGATAGAGTATTCTTACAATGGGATAAAGCTATGGCAGTAGATGTAGAAGGTAAGGGTGGTGCTATCATTGATGAGTCATTCATCAGGGCGGTACTAAATGTATAGATATCGAGTTTATGTAACAAGAGTAGTTGACGGAGATACTGTCGATGTAGATATTGATTTAGGATTCAGCACTATGCTAAGAAAACAAAGAGTTAGAATGATGGCCATTGATACTCCAGAATCCCGAACAAGAGATTTAGAAGAAAAGTTTTATGGTAAACAATCTAAATACTTCTTAGAAAGTATCTTAAAGGATAAAAAAATCCAACTAGTATCACACGACAAAGGCAAGTTTGGTAGAATTTTAGGTGAACTCTTTATAGATGGATTAGAAACTTCAGTTAATCAAACTATGATTAATAACAATCATGCTGTCCCATACTATGGTGGCAACAAAGAAGAAACAGAAAACCATCATATGGCTAATCGTAAAGCTCTCAATGAGCAAGGTATTATTTACGTTGAAAAATAAATTTAAGACTGCATTTATGGAAGTCGCAGAAACATTTGCGGCTTTAAGTTCTGCTAAAAGAAAACAAGTAGGTTCTATTATAGTAAAGGATAATAGGATTATATCTATAGGATATAATGGAATGCCCAGTGGATGGGATAATGAATGTGAACTAACATTTATAAATGGTAATACAAGAACTAAAGAAGAAGTATTACATGCAGAAGCTAATGCTATTGCAAAAGTTGCAAGGTCAAGTGAGTCTACAGAAGGTGCCGATATATTCTGTACTGCTATGCCATGTATTCATTGTGCTAAACTAATACACCAATCAGGTATTAAGAAAGTATATTATAGAGAAGATTATAGAGCTAATGTGGGTTATGGAAGACCCTTTTTAGAAAAGTGTGAAATAGAATTGGAGAAGATATGAGAGTAGGATTTACCTGTAGCACATTTGACTTATTACATAGTGGTCATGTTGCAATGTTAAGAGAAGCAAAGACTGCATGTGATTATTTAATATGTGCATTACAAAATGACCCGTCAGTGGATAGACCAGAGAAAAATAAACCCATTCAGAATATTGTCGAACGCCAAGCGCAGTTAGCCGCCATTAGGTACGTTGATGAGATTCTAGTATATAATACAGAAGAAGAGCTATTAGATATCTTAGCAATGTATCAGATAGATGTTAAGATAATGGGCGAAGAATATAGAGATAAAGACTTTACTGGTAGAGATTTATGTAAACAGCGAGATATTGATTTTTACTTTAATAAAAGAGACCACAGATTTTCAACTTCAAATTTACGCAAAAGAGTTGAAGAAAACACTTTACAAGCAGAGTGATTTGTAGTATAATATACTTAATATTTAAACAGGAGAAGATATGCCATCAATAGATTTAACACCTAGGAAACCAAGAAATCCTAGGGATAAAAGACCTCAGAAACCAATGCCATTTGACGTTGCTCTAAGAAAGTTTAGAAAAGCAGTTGAAAGGGCTGGTACTCTGCAGGACGTACGCAGGAAGGAGTTCTATGAGAAACCTACTGCAAAGAGGAAACGTAAGAAGGCCGAGGCCATTGCACGTACAAGAAAACAACAGCGTATGGAATTACAAACGCAACACGGCAGGAGAAAAAGATAATGTCAGTAATGGATAAATTAAAAAAGAATTCGAAGATTAAGACAACATCAGTCTTATCTAAATCGATTTTCTTTACAGAAAAAGATATGGTACCCACAGAAGTGCCAATGGTAAATGTTGCCTTATCGGGTGATATTGATGGTGGACTTACATCAGGATTAACAGTATTGGCCGGGCCAAGTAAACACTTTAAGACAAGTTTTGCTTTACTTATGGCTGGTGCCTATATGAAAGAACACGAAGATGCCGTAATGTTATTCTATGATTCCGAGTTCGGTTCACCTCAGTCGTATTTCGAGGCATTTGGTATTGATACTGATAGAGTATTACATACACCAATTACAGATGTAGAACAACTCAAGTTTGATTTAGTAGGTCAGTTAGATAATATCGAGCGTGGTGATAAAGTAATCATTGTGATTGATTCTATCGGTAACCTTGCGTCTAAGAAAGAACTAGAAGATGCCTTAAATGAAAAAGGTGTTGCTGATATGTCTAGGGCTAAGGCTTTAAAGGGACTTTTCAGAATGGTTACTCCATATCTTACTATGAAAAATGTTCCACTACTTGCAGTTAACCATACCTATCAAGAGATTGGATTATTCCCTAAAGCTATCGTATCAGGTGGTACTGGTATTTACTACTCAGCTGATAACATTTGGATTCTAGGCCGTAGACAAAATAAAACTGGTGCTGATGTTACAGGTTATGATTTTATTATTAATGTAGAGAAGTCAAGATTTGTTAAAGAGAAATCAAAGATTCCAGTATCAGTATCATGGGAAGGTGGAATAGAACCATACTCAGGGCTACTAGAAATTGCCTTGGCAGGTAACTATGTTGTTAAGCCAACTATGGGCTGGTATGCTAGAGTTGACCAATCAACAGGTGAAGTAGTACAGCCCAAAGTAAGACAGAAAGATACTCTTACTAAAGAATTCTGGGAACCTATTCTAACCGGTACGGACTTTGCTAAATTTATTAAATCATATTATCAAATCGGCCACAAACCTTTATTAGAAATTGATTTAGAAACCACTTTACAGGAAGAGTAAATTGATGTATAATATAACAGATAAAGATTATACTTTAGTAGAACAAGAAACTGGAGAGTTATCGGACTTCTATGGGATAAGATTAAAAACAGGTAAATGGAAAAATGTTGTTTTTGTATTCGGTAAGGTATCTATTAAAGAAGATACTGTTGAAGATACAGCAACGATTTCCTTTACCTACAATATTCAAGACCCTAATGAATATGATGTAGAAGCTTTAGAAAAAGATGAAGAATTTAATGATTACTTAGGCTCTATTTTACAATATATTGTATCACAGTCCCTAGAAAAAGAAGAGGCACAGATTGGACATAAAACATCAACTACCGACACACATACTGAGCAACCTACTCAATAACGAAAGTTATTGCAGGAGAGTTATTCCGTATATCAAACCCGAATATTTTGAGGGTGAACACAGAACTGTCTTTGGTCTAATAACTGCATTCGTTGGAAAACATAATAAACTACCAACAGCAAGTGTATTAGAATTAGAACTTAGAAAGACAAGTGCTCATGATGATACACTTAATAGTGCATCTCAGTTGGTTAAAGTCTTAGTACAAAGTGAAGAAATAGATACAGATTATCTTATTAAAGAATCAGAGAAATGGTGCAGAGATAGAGCAGTCTATCTTGCTATTATGAATTCTATCGGTATCATAGATGGTAA